TTATTAAGAATAAAGAACAATATCACTACCGACCCCATACTGGACACCTGCAGTAAATCTCATAACTATTCTTACGTTGCTACTTCCATCAATGTCAGCCATATCAATCACTTTTACTTCGTTTTGGTCTGATAACAGACCTGTGCCAAAGTATAAGTTTGATTTTTCTGCTGCAACTGCGTGATTGTCTGGTAAACCATTTGCTACAAAAATCTTGATTCCATCAAAAGATAAACCACCACCATTGTACCATTGTGTACCTTTACTGTCTGTACCTGCAGCACCTAAACTACTTGCAAATCCACCTAAAGCACGAACATATGCTCTTGCCATATTTTGAGAAATGTATAAAAACATATCTTCTGAATTGTACAAAGTAGAAGGAATTGCATCAACGATAGCACCTAATTGTGCAATTACATTTGAAGAAGTTACAGTTGTTGAAGCAACATCATTTACATCACCATCTGCTAATAATAATTCATCAAACCCACCAAACTCACCTGCATTAGCTGCTGCACCTTGCCAAATGTTTTGTTCCATTTTTTGTGCTACTTTAGCTGACACGTGTGCAATTAAAAAATCAGCAAAGCTAGGTGCTAATTGATCGTGTGCAGAGAATCCCATATCTTGTGCCATCCAGTCATTGTGAAAATCTTTTTTACACAACTGTAAATTCACTTGTAATTCTGTTGGCTGTATAATTCTTTCTGTTAGTGTAACCGAAGAAGTTGGATCAAAATCACAGGTAGCATCTTTTACAATACCATTTGTAGCAATTTTCTTAATTACTTCTTTAAATTTAATATTTGGTTTAACAGTTATACCACCATTATTTAACGTATTACCACTTAAAAGTGCTGCAGAAATGTACTCTCCTGCAAATTCACCTGCATACGTTGTTGTTATCGATGTCGTTGTGGATAAATCCACTCTTTTATTTGCCATTTTATATTTATTTATTATTTATTAACCTGTTGCTGTGATACCACCACTTTCAAGTGCATTACCGAAAACAAAGTAACTTGATCCATCACTCCATATATCTACAAAATCACCCTTGTTATCTGCTGTATGCACAAAATTTAATTGATCTGCTGCATCTACATCTACTACTGCACCTGCAACTATTATACTACCTTCCATTACATCTGCTGTACCACCTGCAATTACTGTATTTGCACTTGTAAGTCCACCAGAGGTAACAAATCTAATTTTAAATCCTGCTGTTGGTGCAGGTAGAGTAACTGTACCACCTGTTCCACTAACTAAAATCGTTTTACCACTATCAGCCATTGTATAAGTTTCACCTATTGATATGGCTTGTTGGTCATCTTTTTGACGTAAAACGTCATCACTAAAAGTTATAGTCGTTCCCATTGTTATTGTTTATTAAATATTTTATTCATTACTACATCAAGTGTTGTTTGCTGTCTGTTTTGTGCATACAATACTTTTTTCTTTGCTTCTTTTTGTTCAGGATTATGCTTAATAGGTTCAGTTGCAGGTTTAGCTAATTCAGCTTTTAATTCTGCTTCTTCTTCCATTTTATCTTCATCCTTTTTTTTATCATACTCTACAGCCATTTTCTCTTTCATTGATTCAACCATTCGTTTAAGTTCATCAAATTCATCTCGAGTAGGATATTTTTCTTCTTCCATTTTTTTCTCATCATCTTTTTTATCCTCTTCTTTTTCTTCCTCTGCCTGAACTTCAATTGAATTTATTATTCCTTCTTCAGTAATTTCTAAATTCCTACCATCTTCAAGTTCATAATTACCAATCGGTAATGCAATTTTTTCATCTTCTGTAAGTATAAACACCTCTTTTCCTGTTTCAAATTCTTCTGATTCCAAAACAGTACCATTTTCTAATTTTAATTGAGCCAATATTACCTCTGATTTTTGTTCAGTAAGCTCAACACCTAAAAGGTTTTTTATTTCTTTTAACATTTCTACTGGATTTTTCATATTATTATTACGTTTTAATTTATTTATTTTGCATTTTAATTCTTAATATGCTGATTTACAGTTACAAAAGTCAATCAGTTTTAGTTACATTTCCTATTCCTTGATTGTAATACTCACCTTTACAACATTTTCTACTGTAAGTGCCATCACGACATAAACAAGCTCTTTTACTACCTCTAGGAGAACTACTTCTTCCACTATTATATTTTCTATATTTTGACATTATTTATTGCTTTTTGGGTGTTTTTTTGGTAATAAATCATAATCAGTTGTATAATTTTTATTTTGTGGTCTACCATTTTTAACCAAATATAAAAACGCATTTACACGAGCAAATGCCCATTGTGAAGCAGATTTAACAAACGGTGAATGACTTTTGTTAAAAGCACCTAAACCCCTTTGATATACACTAGATAATGTGCCAACTGTAACACCATAACCTAATTTGTCTTTATATCTTTTATTAAAATCATCTGCCTTTTTTTGTAAAGTCTTTCTGTCTTTATCTGTTACTTTAGCGCCTGTTTTACCACTTGCATCTCCTTTAGCTGTGCCTTTACCTTTTGGATTTTTATTTGGTGTATTACCTTTAGGAGCCTTTGGGCTTTTTTTAATACCACCTCTTTTGCCAACTTTTGCTAATTCTTCTTCACTCATTTTAACACATTTACCATAAACTTTTTTAAATCCTTTGGGACATTTTTTCATATCCTCTTTAATATGTTTCTCACAGGGCATATACCAAGTTTTAGTATTACCATCTTTATCCTCTAAATCGTGTGTATGAAAACCTTTACAACCAATATTTTTAGCCATTTCCTCTGCTTTTTCCTGTGTATCATAAGCAAGTCTATCATCTATTATTGCAAAGTCATTATTAATAACCATAGTTGCAAGATCTATTTCTCCAAGTTCTTTTAATTTAGATTTAGACCAACGTAATGCTGCTTTTCCACCCCATAATAAATATGAAATTGTACCACAAGCTTCGTTGTCGCCCTCTTTATAATATGCACCTGCTCTGCTTAAATAACTATACATCCTTTTAATAGTGCCAACAGTAACAGGTTTACCTGCCGACAAAGTCGTTGCACGAACTTTTCCTACCTGTGTTGCACATTTATTATTTACTTTTTTATTTAATTCAATACCTCGTTTAGCATTGTTTTTGACAGCATCAGGATAATCCGAATATGATTTTAATTTGACACCCTGTAAAACTTGTTTTAATTCTTCTAAAATATAATCTGCTTCTTCTTGTTCGTTTAGTTCATCTTTAATGCCTTTATCTTTAGGAGATTCTGCTTTATCTGCAAAGTAACCTTCAATACTAAATCCTTTAACCATTCCTGTTTTTACAAAGTTTTCCCATACTTCATCATTATCAACTTTCACAGCACCCATCCAAGTACCCAAAGGTACATCCATACCATATTTAACAGATTTATCGTGTACCATATCTTCTTTGATCCAACTTTCTACAAGTGTTAAACCTTGTATGTTCATTTGGTGTTCTAAAGTGCTATTCTTTTGGTTACCTGATTTAAGATATTTTTGTGATGCTTTTAATACTGTATTACGAGAAAAATAAATATAATATTCTTCTTCTTTGTTTTTTCTAAAAATAGGTTTGTTCGGTATCAATAACGCACCCATTAATATTTTTTTCTCTTTGTCAACCTCTGCTAACTGTACAGGTTTTTTGTCTTTTAATGCAATAAAATCTTCTTCTATTGCAGGGTTTTCTACTATACTTATGGCTTCTACACCATTTAACTCATCGTTTTCATCTATTATTAATTCTACTATTTTCATATTATCCTATTTGTGCGTTATCTTCTGTATTTCTGTCTAACTCTTGTTGTGTTGATATTTCTGTTGATACAACAAATGCCTTTACAGGCTTGTCCTGTTGTTGTCCTATTGATTCTGCTAGTTGGTTTATTGGAGTTGCACCAACGACATTAAAGTCAGGAGGGGTTGATGCAACTGCACCTCTACCACCACCTGATGGTGTTGATACTCCACTACCTTTTCCTGTGTTTGGTGTTTTAGTTTGTAATATTTTTGCTATTTGAACTGCTGAAAATGCACCTGCAAGACCTGCTTGTACAAAAGGATATGATGGATTTATAGCTGTGATTGGAGATTCTTGGGCTGTAGAAAAAGCATTTTGAACCCCTTCTATTCCTGATATTGTAGCACTTGCTACTGCTGCTGCTTTACCTATTGCACTTCCATTACCTGCTACTTCTGCTATTAACCCTAATGCCCTTTTACCCTGTTGTAATTTAGCTTTTAGAACTAATTCATCTAATTCTTTCTCTTTGTCTTTATTATTTTTTTCTATTTCAAATCTTTTGTCAGCAAAAAATTGTGTTATTTGTGTTTTTTGTTCTTCGGTTGCATTTAATCTGTCTAATTCTGCTAGTATTCTTTGTTCTTCTAAATTTATTTTTTCAAGTTCTGATTCTGCTTTTTCATCTTCTTTTTGCCTTTCTATATCACTTAAAATATCTTCAACTTCTTGTGCTTTATCTTTTCTTTCTTGTTCTGCATCATCTATAATTTTTTGTTTTGCTTTTTTATCTTTACGCAAAATCATTTGTTCTTGATTAGAAACCTCTCTTTGTCTGTTTATTTTTGCAGCTTCTAACTGAAATACTTTTGCTTCTAATTTTGCTTGTTCCTCAAAATCTTCTTTACGCACCTCATCAACTAAATTGTTTTCTGCTATTTTTGCATTTGCTCTTAATTTGGCAGCTTCAATTTCTCTGTTTGTAATTGCATCTTCAATTTTTATGGCTTCTCGTAAAAACTCAATTCTTTCTTGTTCGTTAAATCTTTCTGTATTATATGCTTTGGTTCTTAAATCATTTATTCTTATGTTATCTTTTTGTCTTTTAACAAGTAATTCTCTGTCAATTTTATCAGCTTTTGCTATCATATCAGATAGTTCACCTGCAGCATCAACATCTGCTTTTATATCTTCTGCTAATGTATTAACTGATTCTTTTACTGTTTTTACTGTGTTTGCAATAGCATCTCCTGTTTTTTCGTATGAATTACTTATGCCTGTAATTACATCTAAACTTTCTTTACCTGCATTTTTAGCATCTTCCATAGCACCTGCAAAATCTCCACTAAATACTTTTTTTACTGCACTTGCTATTAAACCTAAAGTATCAATATAACTATTAAATCTCTCTGTAATATTTTCTTGAAAAGCTGTGCCAAAATCTATTAATAATTGTTTTGGATTTTGAAATGCTTCAATAAAACTTTCACCAATATCTAGTAATTTGTTTCCTAATTTTGTCAATAAAGAAGTAACATTTGCAAATACAGCTTTAGCTTGATTTAATCCTTTAGTAACTTTGTTTTGTCCTTCTTCTGTGCTTGTAAATGCAGCAACCAATGATCCTAACACAACTACAAACGCACCTACTCCTGATGCTATTAAAGCTGTTTTTAATAAACCAAATGATCTTACACTAGCACCAATTCCTTTTGTTAAACCTTGAAATGAACTAAACAATCCACCTGTAGCTCTATCTAAAGCACCTGTGCCACCTACAGTTTTGGTTAAGCCTTTACTTACTTCATTATGATTTTTAGCTTGTTCTTTAAGTTTTTTATTTAATTGTGTTGTTTGTTTGTTTAATCTTGTTTTTTGTTTATTATTTGCTCTTAATTCTAGTGTTTCTTTTTTAATAGAATTTCTTGTAAGTTTTATTTTTTTATTTAATTCATCATATTGTTTTGTTCCTTTTTTGGTTTTTAATAATGCTGTTTCAAACCTTAATAATTCTTGATTTAAATCTTGTATATCATCCTCTAATTGTTCGGATGTTTTTGCAAATTTTTCAAGCTCTTTTTGTGCTTCTTTAGCATTTAATTTTATGTCTATTATTTTTTCTGCCATAATTGTTTTTTAAGTAACTCGTAACCTTCTTTTATTGTTTCAGGCAATTTATTTTGACCTAGTGCTACATCTATATAACGACCTGTTACATTTTGTTTTTTAATTATTTGTAATAATGTGATTATATTTTGTATCATTATGATGTGGTTGCTGATTGTATTGATGAAACTATATCTGCTGTAGCATTCTCTTGTTTAATATTTGTTTGTACATAAAACTTAACAAACCTAGTATTACCACTAGATAAACCACTAATTGAAACACTCTTTGTTCCTGTAGTCATTTGACCTAATGGTGTTCTAAAAAATTCATCTGTTACACCACTAGTTGCTCTTAAAGTTGCAAGATCTGTAGAATCTAATTTTGAACTTGTATCTGCATATAAAAATCCATAACCTGCCATAAATGGTTTATCTTTTATTTTTCCTAGTGTATCTACATTAAAATCAAATTTAATTGAACTACTTGTTACAGAAGATGCTGTAAAACTTGTTTCTGCTTTCGTAACTGTCAATGGTGTATCTGTATCTGAAACAGGATAATTTTTAGTATCTTCAGGTACAATACTTGTTACATCTGGAATAGTAAATCCATCTACTTCAAATGCAACATCTACTCTAGGCTCTAAAGAATCTACAGAGAGTAAATTACTATCTACTGTAAATAAATCACCTTGTGCTTTTAAAAGTGTTCTAAAATCCCTAGTCTTGACTATATTAGTTAATTCTAATGAACTTAAATTATTAGAAAAATTAGTAGATATTTTATTTATTCTAAATGCTGTATCAAATATTATAATTTGATCTGCTAGTGATAAAGTTTGCAAAACACTAATAGGTAAATATGCTTTTACTTTTGTAAGTCTTTTTTTTGGATCAAATAAATCTTTTATATATGTTTTATAAAATGTTTCAAATATACTTTTAGTAAAAGGTACTAAACAGAACTCATTCATTTCTGCACCAAAATTTAAAGTTTTTGTACCACCTGATCCATCTACACAAGGTGAATTTGTAACTGCATTAAAAGGCATATAAGGGTTTGTAATCTGTACTTTTGTACCTGCAAGATTTACAGCACTTATAGAACCTGAAGCATTTTGTGCATAAAATAATATTGGTTTACCTAAATGTGGTGATTGACTTTCATCTACTGACCATCCCCATTGAAAATCTGTAATAGTTGCACCATTTGCATCAAAAAGTCTTTCAAATTTCATATGTTCAAAAGGCACTTCAACTGAAAAACTTGTTCCCTCTGATCTCTGTATAGCATCTGCTCTAAATGATAATGCACCCCATTCTATTGCGGATAATTCTTTATGTTGGTTTGCAAAAAATGTTTCTGTTGATTCGAATTTAAAATTAATTTCTCTAAATGGTATAGTGGTTTGTACTTCTTTACTTTTTTTATCTAAAAATTTTGTAATGTCGTGTGTGGTTGTGCTACCATCATAAAAACTATCTAATGTTTTTACTTCTATTACACCACTTTTATTTTGAAATGCTGTTAAATTATACAATTTAAATAAACCTGTTAAAAAATCTATAATTTTCATATCAGGTAAATGATTTGTAACATTAATTTTACCATTAGATAAAACAGAGGCATTACCCTTAAAAACTATTTTTCTTGTTGGTGTAAATTGTTCTAATGATTCCTGTTCTATTGTTATTGTTACTTCAAATTCAGAAGCACTTTCACAAAATATAAAAAATGTATATTCACCATTTGGTAAATCATCACCATTTAAATCTGTACCTAGTTCTTCACCATTGTTAGTTTCACCAGAAATATTATTTGCCCTTCTAAATAGTTCACCATCTTTTTTAATTATTAGCCTATACTTAATTGACTCACTTGTTTTGTTTTTAACATTAACAAATAACTTTCTAGGGTTATCAGGATCAGCAATACTTACTATTTTATTTTTACCTTGCCCTTCTACAAATAAATCTGCTGTTTCATTATTTTCTTCTGATATTAAATTTATATCTGTTACTTGTGATTCTCTTTGTATGTCTGTATCTATAGCACCTTCATTGATATGCAACCACATATACAATTCACCAAAAACACTATTTGTAGAACTAAAAAAATCTTCACTAAATCTTATTGTTGGATATTGTACCTCTATTGCTCTGATTATTGCTAGAAGTTTTAAAGCAGGTTTTAATTGACCAAAAGGAACACCATAAGTGCCAGATGCATTATAAAAAATATTTCTACTTGTACCTACGTCTGCTGTTTGACTTGAATCGTAAATTAATCTTTCTGTATGTGTAATTAATGGAAAAATAAAAGCATCTACTATTTTTTCTGTATTTATTGTAACATCTAAACCATTTACAAGCCTTGTTTGAATATTTACATCTGTGTAATCAAATTTAATACGTTCGTTTAATTCAGATAATAAATTTAATTTATCTTCTTGTAATGTGTCTTTTAATGAAATTGTATCACCAAAAAAAGTTACTTTGTATGTGTGTGGTTTGTTTTCTCTTAATGTAACACTATCTAATT